GGCGTGGACTGGCGGTTTAGGTGCATTTGCCCGTGCAAGCGGCGCTAAGGGTTTAATCAACGATGTTGCGGTACGCACTAAAGAATTGTCTGGTTTGGTGAAGGCAGGAAAGGCGACAGGGAAACAGTCGTTGGAGTTGAATGCTTTAAACGATGCTGTCACCGCCGCAGGCAAGTACCGTACGGTGTCGTCTGCACGCAACGCGTTGATGCAGCACGGAGAAGTAGGGCAGCAACTTGTCAAAGACCTTGGTATCGAAACCGGGTTGAGGTTTCGGGTACCGGGAACTGGCCCCATTCTGGGACGGTTGAGTCGTAGAAGCAGTTGGGTGGCTGGCCGTCGCGCTGGTCAAATCCCTGAAATGGTCGCTGCCCGAATCCGGCAAGAATTGCCGGACAATGTTACGTTGAAAGAACTGGTTCGCAAGTCGATGCGCCGCGAACCGTTGGATAGCGGTTTAACGGCAGATATTCGTGAGGTGGTTGCACGGGCAGCGAATGTTCCAGTGGACACGCTGCCGTTCGGAGTGTTCCCTATCGTTGGCGGGGTTACGGCAAGAATTATGGGTTCGCCCGGTGTCGGGTTCGAGAAGGTCGCTACTTCTAAGGTTGGTCAGTCTTTCAAACGATATTTTGTTGATGACCAGAAGCAAATGTTGAACACGTTTCGACGTTCCGGTAAGCCGGATGATGTGATTGTTGGCAATCTGTTTAGGAGCGCCTATAACCGGGGTGCGACTATTCATGCACTGTGGGCTGATGAGGCGCAACGAACTCGGCAAGGTTTTTTGAACAACATTCGTAGAGAATTTGATGTTACGGACGACATGTTGTTGGACGAGATGACTCGCATTTCGGAAGAGTTGGCTGACGATATTTTGGCTGGACGGCCCATTTCTCGGGCGGCACAAAACATGTTTGAGGAAGTGTTCCCCGGTGCAGACCCTAAGGTTGTGGCTTCTGTAAAGAAGGCGTACCAGACTCGGGTATCGGATGCGGATGTACAGTTTCTGTTTCGTGATGATTTGTTTGGCGAGTCTGCCAATTTTGCCCGCGATGTGGATGATGTGTTGTTGGCGTATGGAACGTACACGCCGCACATTTATTCTGACCGGGGACGCACAATTTTTGAGGCAATGAGAGTAAAGATCAGGGAGGGGGACGGGAAGGTCCCTTACTGGTTGGAAGAGTTGTTGTCTGATGCAGATGCGGCCCTCGGGCAGACTGGGAAGACGGTAACTGAGCAAACGTCTCGTGTTGCGTCGCGGCATACGCGGCGCCGTGCTTTCCGCCCTGACCATGTGGACGCAGCAGGCGAACGTGTCAGGGGTGGCCCGTACGAGATTCCTTTGAGGGACGGCCCCGGCGTTCACACGTTTGACCTGAGACGCCCGTATGGGCACTCTGTGGACGCTCCAGCGTCTTCTAAGGGGGTACGGGGGGCGCGGGACCTTACGGACGCTGAGAAGGCCGGAAGGGGCAAATCTAACCCTAATGTTGTTGATGCTGGGGGCCGGTCGGTTCAGCGTCAGGTAGACGACGCCTTTCGGGCGGCGGGCTGGTTGGATGAGGGCGAGTCTTTGTGGATTCGTGGGTTTGCTGAACGTGAGCGGGCATACATTTCTTCGATGACGCGTGAGGTGCGTATGCGTGCTATTGAGGCGTATGCGGCGAAGCGTGGCGTGTTGTTTGCAAGTGAAGGCATTGAGGAACTTCTTGAAACACTTGGGAAGATTGAGACGCGCGGTAGGGAGATTCAGAGGCTATGGAACAGTCTGGATGATGAAGAGAAGGCCCGGATTGCGGCACGTAACGCTGTCTTACACGGTGAGGGTGCTACGTCTCGGTCGTTTACGGTGGAGAACATTGCTCGTTGGTTGGGTAAAAATGTTGAGGATGGTGAGAAGGTTGCCAATCAGATAGCGGACACTCAGGTGCAAATGATGGACGCTTACGCTGAGGCAGGTGCTTTGGTGGATGAGTTGCATGATTTGGCTAACCAAGTGAACCGTCTTGTGACGGGGGCCACAGGTGACAGTATACCGAAGGAAACTTTGTTACGTACGATTCAGCAAGCAGACGTTGAAACGCCTGCCGGTTTCACCATTGATGCTGTTCGGGAACTGTTGCCCATCGTTGATGACTTGGACAAAATTTTGGCACGTTACACGGTGTTGGCTGAAGCCACTCAACGTGTCAACCGGCTGAGGGAACAAATGATCGCGGCATATGTGGGGACTCCGGGGGAGCAGGCGATAAGTGCCGCCTTTGATGGTATGGGGCGTTTGTCTACGGAACTTGAAGAAACGTTGAAATACGTCGATGAGGCACTGTTGCCTGTGTTGCGCGACAGTATCGGGTCTGCTATGTCACATGATCGGTCTGTGCAGGCTCTTGTCAAGGTTATGGATGCTGCTTTGGCTGCGGGCGCTGGGAGTGTTTTCCCTCCGACGCAGGCGATGAATCGTTTCGTGCGACAGTTTGGCCGCTTGTTTTATTCTGAGGAAGCGTTCGACATGGGTGCATTCTTGGGGTATACGCCTCCTGCTGCGTGGGGTACGAACCGGATGCGTGGTTCAACCAGTTGGAAGATGCAGCATTCGTTGGAGCAGTCGGCTCATCCAAATAAGGCTGGCATCGCGAGAGTGTTGGATGACTTGAAAAAATTCAGCGATGACGTTTTTCGACGCACGGGGGAACGCATTGAGCCTACAGTCGCTGTCGATGTGAGCGTTACGGGTGTGCGGCCTACGGTGCATGTTGCGGGTCGTTTGTCGCCGGAGGATGGTGCGAAACTGTCTAGGATCATGGAACGCTGGTTGGGTGAAACGGTGTATTTTGATGCGCAGCGTTCGGGGTTGATGGGTCGTGTGCCGCGCAGTAACCGTTTGAGACTTACTGGCGATGAGGCTGGGGTGGGGCGCATGGATACTACGGTGTTTCATCCTATTCGGACGGATGTGGCGTCTCGTGCAACGTTGACGCCAAATGATTTCAGCGACGTTATGAACATGTTTGACGAGTTGGAACGTGTGTTGAATCATCAGTATTTGCAAAGCGTGTTGGATAACTATTCGACTGTTGAGGAGCGTTTGGCTGCGACGTTGGCACAGTTGAATGTTAATGCTGTTGAGGTGTTTGGGGATGAGAATGCTTTGCGTGGCTGGCTGCGTACTTTGACGGAACCCCCGATTCGGGGTCCGGGGTTTGAGATTGGGGTTAGTCCCGAGTTGAGCCAGTTGGGGCGTGCTGCCGGTGCGGTTGAGGGACCGGGACCGACGGTGGAACTCGGAAGAATTCTGGAACGTATGGATACCATTTGGGGCAACCGGGCGGCACAGGAGGGGTCACTGTTTGCGCAGTATGGAATCATTGATGATTTGAAGACGCAGATAGGTCGGCGCCCCGGAACACTATCTGAACTGGATGAAGGTGCGGGGTTGCTGAAACGCAGGGCACGTATTGAGAATGCACGTAAAGTCAACGCTGGACGTTTGGATCGTGCATGGAACGAGGCTATCGACAACGAGCAGGCCATCACGGACATTCTGATTCAAAAGAATCAGTTGCAACTACAATTAATGGACGAGAGTATGCAGGCACAGGCTGATGCCTTGAGGTCAGCGTCTGGTTTGTTTGGTCCCGACAACGGGAAATTGTTTAACCTGAATTCTTTCGGCGGCAGTATAGATTTCGACAACATGACCGTAGAAATGTTGCAGGATTTGTTCGCGGATGCACGCCATACGTGGGGTGCGTGGCGTATCGGAGGCGACGACCGGTTCGCTAGCCAAGTCCAAGAAGCAATGTTGGCTGCTCAGAAAATGAACGACAAGAAGCAGGTCGAAGGGTTGTTGCGGGCCTTCGACAAGACCCACAACTGGATGAAGGCGCAGATGGTTGCTACGCCCGGTTTCGTAACACGTAACGTCATGGGCGGTATGACCAACATGTGGTTTGCCGGTATCCCGTTGACGGAGACGTTGAAGACTGGGAAATTGTTGCAACGTGCCTACCGTGCGGGGGACGGCAACTTGTTGCGTGGTGCACGGGAATTGTTAAGTAAGACCCCCGGTGACCAAACGCTTTCTGATTTGGTCGATTTGTTACACGTTGGTGCACACGCTGGCGGGCAGGCTGCGTCCACAGTCGATTCGGCGTTGCTGAGCAAGGCCGGTTTAGATTTCGTGTACGGCATGAAGGGTGGTAAAAGGATTGGCCGACGTGTCAATTTGAACCCTGCCGATGCAGGGTTTGTCCTGTATTCGTCTGTACGTCATGCGAACACGTTCGCTGAGGAAATGATGCGGGTTGCTACAGGGCTGCACACTTTGCGTGTGGGTGGCAATGTGGACGATGCGTTGGAAACCATTTATCGTCTCCACTTCAACTATGGCGACTTGTCTAAGTGGGAGCGCGGGGTTGGACGTAGACTTTTCCCGTTCTATACGTGGACACGTAACAATCTGCCGTTGCAGATGGAGTTCGCTGCCCGATATCCGCGGCGGTTCAACCAGTTGAACTCGTTGAAGCGCAACCTTGAGTACGGCGAGGAACGTGAAGGGGTGGTGCCGGATTATTTCTTGAAACCGTTTGGCATCCAGTTGCCGTTCAGCATCGGGGGCGCTACCGCATATTCGGTACCTGACATGCCGTTTCAGGATTTGATGCGGTTTGATCCTACGTCGGAGGGTGCTGGTCGGGCGGTGGAGCAGTTGGCTTCGGGTTTGACACCAATGTTGAAGGCTCCTGTGGAATATTGGGCCGGGAAGCAAGTCTTTGCTGGTATCAAATATACGGGAAGGTTTCAGAAGGTGCCGACAACAATGTCGAAGGTGCCGGGGTTGATGCCTATTTTGGGGTCGTTGGGGTTCGCTGAGAAGAATTCTGCGGGTGATTGGATGATGCAGGATTCTCGCATTGGTTTAATCGACAATTTGTTGCCGTACATTGGGCGGTTGCGTCGGGTGCTTCCGTCGGAGGAACGCTATCAGGAGCGGTATTTGCAGACTTTGTTGTCTACTTTGGCGGGTGTCAACCTGCGGTTGAACACTCCGCAGCAGCAGGAGAATGCTTTGTTGCGTAGAGAAATTGAGGAATCTTTACGGCAACGTAACCTTGTCGATGTTGAGACTGGGCGCCGGTAGGCGGGACACGGGAGCCATATAGGTATGGAATATATTTCACGCGAATCTTGGGGGGCTACACCTCCGCGTAAGCCGTTTGCTCCGTTGACTCCTGCCCGAATCAAGGGTGTTGTGGTGCATCATGGCGGTGTGCCGAATCCTCCTTCGGGGGTTTCGGCAGTGATCGCCTACGAGCGGCACCATATTGAGACGCGGGGCTGGCTGGGCATTGCCTACAACTGGTTGGTTGATGAGCATGGCGCTATTTATGAGGGGCGTGGATGGTTCCGTGGTGGTGCTACGAAGGGCTGGAATAGTCGCAGTGTGTCTGTGTGTTACACAGGGTTTGGCGAGTTTGAGCCTTCGGATGCTACTAAGGCGTCGATTAAGGCGGTTATTGCGGAGACGCAGAACCGTTATGGCGACGGTTTGTGGTTGAAGACGCATCGTCAGTTTAAGAAGACAACGTGCCCCGGTGAGTGGCTTGGTGATTGGGTTGAGAGCGGATTGGATGTGCCTCACAATCCATCTAGTGTCGATTGGGACGCCATCGCCCGTTATATACAAGACCTTAAGGCACAGGTTGCCCGGAGGCCGTTGTCTTACCGTCGGCGGAGCCGGGGTGAGGCCGTCAGGATAGTTCAACGCGCGCTGACTGCGCGAGGGTTTGATCCCGGCCCCGCTGATGGTGTCTTTGGACGTAAGACTGCTAAGGCAGTGAAGGCGTTTCAGAGGGCACAGGGCATGTTGAAGGTTGATGGTGTGGTGGGCGTATCCACGTTCACTGTTTTGTTTATCCAGTGAGGAGATAGTTATGCCGAAGGGCAAAGGTTATGGGTCGTATGAGGACACGTTTGGGTCCCCGGATGACCAGTTGTACGACTCGGTGTCTGTGGACAATGCGTACGACATGTCGATAAGAGCAAAGAAGGATGCGGCGTATTTGCGCCGCACCAATCTTGGCAATGCGGCCCACGGTGGTCGCCCGTTTGGAAAGTAGGTTGTGATGCGTGACGGCAAGACTCCTCGTTTGGTGCAGGCTGCCAAGATTTTGGTTACGTCTGTGAAGCGTGGTGGAGGGATCGGCCATGTCGGTTCTCCGTCGAAGAGTGGCGCACGGCATGCGTTGCGCGACTGATGGCTGGTAAGAAGAGGCGCCCTAAGCCTCGGTACTGACATGCCTTTGAAGCGCGGCGGGGATGCTGCCACGATTTCTAAGAACATTGGGAAACTGGTTTCTGAGGGTTATGGCCGTGACCAAGCGGCTGCTATCGCCTATGATTACGCTCGGCGTAGTCGGCGGAAAGGACGCAAGAAATGAGAGAGATGTCTGACTGGTTGGAACGTGCCGCATGGACTTTTGCGCAAGCGTTCCTCGCCATTTTTACTGTTGAGGGCGGCGACATTGGGCAGTCCGCTAAGGCTGCTGCTGTTGCCGGTGTCGCTGCTGCACTGTCGGTCGCGAAGACTGCTGTAAAGAACCGGGGATAATTGTGGACAGAAGCGATGTTGAGAAACGGTGGACCTATTTCCTTGCCACTGAGGGCGACGATATTGCTTCTGAGGTTTACGAAAATTTGCAGGAAACGGCCCACTTGTTTGATACACAGGATGGGACGCATGCCAAATGGTCGCCGGATGGGTTGCTTGGGTTGCTGCTCGTCTTCGACTTTGAAGAGGCGGAGCATTTGTTGGCTGCGTTCTATGCCGGTATAGACGGGGTAGAGGATGCGCAGGAAGTGTTTGGCGTGTGGGTCACTGCCCTTATGGGCATTGTCCGTGAATGTCTGGTGAACAAGCCCTGATTTAGTTCAGGTTGGGTTCGATCCAGTGGCGGATGTGTTCATAGTCCACTATTTTCGACATGAGACGTTCCCTCACCTTGTCGCGTATCCGCGCCAGTGTTGTTTTGGGAATGCTCATCATCCATCCTGTATGCCGAAGAGACAACCCTTCGATCAGTAGGCGTTCGATGATGAATTGTTCCTCGGGGGACAGTTCCTCAATGGCGTCAGCGAGGGCTTCTCTGAGGGCTGCTGTAGCCTCCAGTGATGGCAACGGGCGTTCTTGACCCGGTGCTTCTTGCATCATTTTTTCTAGTTCGGTGGCGTCCCGATGTGTATGAACGGCATTGTTTGCTTCCACCCACCAGTCGTCTATAGCGTCGGTCGGTAGTTCCCGGTCGTGTCCCAATTTGTTCCCAAGCAATCATTGTAGTTTTCCTTTGGGGTTGCTTGGTTGCAGAGCGTTATGTTGTAACATAACGATCATATGTGGTTACACATTTCAGGTAGTCTTCTTTGATGACTCTGGTGTTCTCTGAGTCATACCCGGAAGGCTCACCTAGATTCCACGCTTCGTCGTGGCCGATCCATCCTAGCATCTCCACGGCACGTAGTTCGGGCATTACTGGACGCACAATAAACAGGGTGAGTCCTTTACCGAGTTGTCTGCGTCT